GATAGTGATACTATAGCTGCAATAGCCGGAAGCATAGCTTGGTCGTATTATAGTTATGGTCGGGAACTACCACAAGATATGCAAGAGTTAAGAAACAGAATAAACAGTTATTTAACACCCGACATATTGCAGTGTGTTGAAATTTTTGAAAGAATGCTCAAGTCACATAGAGGCGATAAGGATGACCGTTGAAGAAAAGAAAATCATACTCAAAGACTATAAGCACATCGCCGACCGAGTGGACAGCCTTAACCGGCAGTTAGCTCGGTGGCGTTCTGTCGCATATAGTCTGTCCTCACCAATGGGAGCAAGCGCACGGGGTGGGGATAACTACAAGCTTGAGACCGTCACTGACCGTACCGGCGAGATTGAGCAAGAGCACGAATATCACGCAAGGGAACTGAGCGAACTTGAGCAATGTATTAAACGGGCTATTGTTAGAATTAAAAACAAAACACTCAGAGATATAATCATAATCAGATACATAGACGGTGAGCGTAATTGGGATATTATTGGTGACCGAATTGGTTATAGTAAACGCCACGCGATTCGGTTACACGGCACCGCCTTAAGAGTGATAGAATTTAACCCTAAAAGCACAAATAAATAATTTTGTTAAAAAACAAAAGATGTCACCCAATGTCACCAAATTTTATGTTATTGTGCTAATGTGAGGTTGACGGGAAATACCTCAAGGAAGGTGTGCCCCATAAGTCCGAGACGGCGGCGTCGGGCACAGTTGACATATCCCAACTATCACTCCTTCTGAAGATTGCGAAAGCGTCTTGTCCTTCACGGCAGGGCGCTTTTGCAATACCCGAAGTTATATTTATGCGAGGTGAAATAGATAATGGCACGGCAGAGAAAATTCAAAACCCCTGCCGCACTTGCAAAAAAGTGGGATGAATACTGTGATTATTGTGCAAACCACAAAGCAACCGTCACAGAGTTCTCGTCAAAGCTTGGAAAATTCATAACTGCAGAGGTCAACAGGCCTATAACAATGACCATTGCAGGCTTTTGTAAGTTCATCAAACTGCCGCGCCAGGATTTCTATGACACATATGCAGATGATGAGCGGTTTTGTGACATCGTAACGCGCATACGCGAAGAATGCGAGGTGGATGCCCGTGAAAAATTCGAATCGGGACAGATACCTTCAAGCCTTGCAGGTTTGTGGATGAGCAAGTACGGATATTCAACAAAATCGGATAACAAAGTTAAGGGCGCACTGCCGGTGGTGATTTCGGGTGACAGCGAAGTTAAAGACTAACAATATCAGCTTACCCGAAGTAGTTGGCGGCGGTTACGGCACCTTTTGGCGATTTAAAGGCAGATTTCGTGTTTGTAAAGGCAGCCGAGCCTCTAAAAAGAGTAAAACAACGGCGCTTAATACCATTGTGCGAATGATGCAATATCCTCTTGCAAATACCCTTGTAGTGCGTAAAACCTACCGAAGCCTGCACGACAGTTGCTTTTCAGAGCTTAAGTGGGCAATACATCGGTTGGGCGTGGATGATTATTGGGCTGTTAAAGAAAGCCCTCTTGAAATGACCTATATCCCAACGGGGCAAAAGATACTGTTTCGCGGTCTTGATGACCCGTTGAAAGTCACCTCAATTACCGTCAATGTGGGCTCGCTTTGTTGGCTTTGGATAGAGGAAGCCTACGAGATAGAGCGAGAGGCTGATTTCGATATGATAAACGAGTCAATCCGCGGCGCCGTTCCCGAGGGTCTTTTTAAGCAAATAACCCTAACCCTTAACCCCTGGAGTGATACCCATTGGATTAAGTCACGCTTCTTTGATAATCCCGATGAAGATACCCTTGCGATGACAACCAACTATACCTGCAATGAATGGCTTGACGAAAGTGATAAACGTATGTTCGAGCAGATGCGAGTTAACAATCCTCGCCGTTATGCCGTTGCAGGCCTTGGCGAGTGGGGCGTGTCTGAAGGTCTTGTGTATGAGAATTGGTCGGTTGAAAGCTTTGACGTGTCAAATATATGCGACACTGACGATTGGAAGTATAGGCACATATTCGGTCTTGACTATGGATATACCAACGACCCTACGGCTTTTATCGCCGCAGTTATCAATCCAACGGATAAGCTGCTTTATATATACGATGAGTTTTACGAGACTCGACTGCTTAACAGCGCAATAGCAGAGCGTATCAAGGCACTTGGCTATACAAAAGAGCGAATTGTTGCCGATTCTGCAGAGCCCAAGAGCAACGACGACCTGCGCCGAATGGGCCTGCGTATTGCAGATAGTGTTAAGGGCGCCGACTCTATAAGAGCAGGCATCAACTTTATACAGGAATATCGGATAATCGTTCACCCTAAATGTAAAAACACCATTGCCGAGCTGTCAACGTATGCCTGGGCAAAGGATAAGCAGGGCAGACCGACCGATAAACCCGTCGACAGTGATAATCACCTTATGGATGCGCTGCGTTATGCAGTACAGAGTGCAAGTGCTTTCAGACCTGCACCGCCAAAGAGACGGCGCACCACACCGGGCACAGCCCTTGCCAACGATATGAAAGGGGGGTGGACTTAATGACCACCGTAATGCTTGTTTTAATCCTGGTTATTCTTATTCTTTTGCTTTGTGCCGTTTCTTTCGTGAGCGGCTACATCATTGCTAATAAATCAAAGCAAAAGCCTGCACAGAGTAAAGAACTTACCGAACAGGAAAAAGAAAGACTTGAACGCCAAAACAGAGAAGCCTTGCGCCGCCAAAAAGAGATGCAGAATTTTTGGAATTACAACGGTGATGAGCAAGACAAATTAAGTTTTGATTGATAAGCCGCTTGGCTTGTTAAAATAAATTCCTCTCGCCATGAGGAAAAGGAGAATACATATGAACGAAAACACGAACTTAACCGATACCGCTACCGACATTGCCATTGAAGGAGCAGAATCGGCCGACACCGAAACACAGCAGGAAACTGTCGAGAGCGCCACATCCGATAGTGAAAATGTAGATGCCGGTGAGAACGAGAGCTCAGATGCAAGCGCTGCCGATGATAACGGCGCCGATGCAGAGGGACAAGAGATTGAAGCAGAGCCTTTTTTGACCACCCGATATAATCACGAGGTTAAAAGGCTAAACCGCGAGGAAGCAGAGGACCTTGTGCAGATTGGTATGCACTCAAAGCCCCACCTCGACAGACTCCGTTATTTTGCGGCACTGTCGGGCGGAGAGTCATTAAAGTCTGCCCTGGATAAGCTTATATCCGCACAGGAAAATGTAATTCGCGCAGATATAAGCAAAAAGGTCAGCGACCCCGAATTAGTTGAGACTCTTGTTGCAACTAAGCTTGCCGAGTTCAAAGAGAAAGCGGGCCAACAGGCACAGGCAGAAAAAGAAGCCCACAACGCTGAAGGTGACAATATCAACCGTCGCCTTGCAACAGAATTTGTTGAGCTTCAAAAAGACTTCCCCGAAGTTACTGCCTTTGATGCTTTGCCCAAGGCTGTAAAGCGTGAAGCAGCAGAGGGCAATATTCCGCTTAAATATGCCTATGCACTGCACCTGCAGCGCGAGCAGGCAAAGATTACCGCGGCAGAAAAAGCCGCAAAAACCGCCGCAACAGCATCGACCGGTTCTGCCAAGAGTGATGTTGCTGACGGCACAAACCCCGAAATTGCTCAAATGATGAGTGCTTTGTGGGGATAATTTATTAAAATTTAAGGAGAATTATTATGGCTAATACTTTTGTTTTTCACGAAAAGCTTGACGGCGAGCTTGATAAAATGATTGTTGCTAAAGCTGCAACCGGTTTCTTCGGTGATGGCGGCTTTGGCGCAAAGTTCCAGGGCGCAAAGACTGTACTTATTGACGACGTTATTATGAGCGGTCTCGGTGACTACGACCACGAGACCGGTTTCCCCAAGGGTACCGTAACCATCGGTCAGACTCCCTATACTCTTACTATGGAGCGCGGCACTTCCTTTACCATTGACCGCCTTGATGCAGAGGAGACCGGCATCGATAATCTTCCCGGCAAGCTCGGCGGAAATGCAGGCGAGTTCGTTCGTACTCAGGTTGTT